TTGTTGCACACTTTCAGACCTTGCGTTTGCGGAGTTGGCAACATCTTGCTCGCCGCAAGGTCTTTCAATGTTGCGGAAAACACTTGCCCGTTTCGAAGTCTTTTCCCTCTTGCAAGTTTGACTGCCCCTCCCTGTGCATCGCTGGTAATCGGTGTCGGTATTAAGTCTTGCAACAATCCATACCCTGTCTCTTCTGTGGGGGGCTCCAACGGCACAAGCCGGAATAACAAACGGTTGGACTGAATATCCTGCACATTCAAGGTCTTCACAGATGGCATCAATCGTGAATTGCTGCTCCGTTCGGTATATGAAATTCTCGTCGAACAAATCGTCCGTACGTCCCATCTTAACCTCCTCACCGGGCTGTACCATTGAGAGGAGACCATTAACATTTTCACCAATAACCCAAGCGGGCTGAATTTCCCGTATTGCTCGTAGCATTTCCGTCCAGAGATAACGGTTGTCTTCCGTTCCCTTTCTCTTGCCTGCAACACTGAACGGCTGGCAAGGAAATCCTCCTGTGAGAACATCGATGCATCCTCTCCACCTCGAAAAATCTGTCTTTGTGATGTCTTCATAACTTATACTGTTTGGGAACCAATATTCTAATACTTTTCGCTGAAACTCTTGTATTTCGCAATGGAACACATTGTCCCAACCGAGCCACGAGGCGGCAAGTTCTGCACCACCTATGCCTGAAAAGAGGCTTGCGTGAGTATATACCATCTTATTAGTCGAATTTAATTTCACTCACACAACCCGTGATACAAACTCATGCAGCTGTAACCTCCCTCCGGCTCAAACATATCAAGCTGTGCATCGTTTCGATTCACATATTTGAAAACCTCTTGAACGGTAGGGTACTGCCCGTTGGAGCAGAACCGCGCAGGAATGTAACCGGGCGAAAAGAATGTCGAGCCACACTCCGTTTCCTCTTTCATTCTTTGTTCTGCAGTTAATAGGCGTTCAGCCGCCCATTTGTCTTTCGATATTAGCTGTACCTCGCGTTTCCTGCACATTACACAGGGAAAGCAACCTACACGCGCAAAGCCTCGTTCGTAGAGCGGATTGGGGCGTTGTCCATTGGTGAGGATGTAATCTATCACTTCTTGCGCCGTCCAATGGAATATCGGGCGAAACACGCTTGCATCGTGTGTCTTGCACCATTCAAGCACGGCTTTCTTGTGATACAAACCTTTCACTTCGTCGTTGAAATACTCCTTGAAGTATGAGCACTCCACATCATAGCCCGCACGCGCCTTGCTTTCTTTAGCCCTGATGCCTTGAATAATGATAAAACTGTCATCTTGCGAAAGGATGTAGTCTATCATCGGGATTACTTTCAGTTCCGAGGTGCAGAACCGTCTCTGTGATGATGGGAAACGCCCTTTCTTGATACTCATGTCCACGAAGTCCTTATACTTCTTGCTTTTGAGCGTGACGAGAGGAACGCCGAGATGGCTTACTACACGACGTATGTGTTCGTATGTGACAACATGTTCAAATCCTGTATCACAGAACACAGCAGTTACATTATAACTGCCATAGTCGTTTACGGCTTTAATGAGGCAGGCTTGACTGTCCTTGCCTCCGCTGAATTGTACGAGTATTTTCATCTTAATATCTGAATTTCGTAAAGTGAATAATCGCGAGAGGCTTTGATAGATCGTAACCTCGGAACCATTCCTCCCAATCTTCAAGCGATAGACCGTCATTATTAGCAAGAGTTTTCCTGTCGAAGCACCTCCCATCTATATCAAAGAACTTAAACGATGACACCCCGTCTTTGTCCTTGTCAAAGGACAGTTTCTGTATCCCTACTCCGTCCTTGGCCGTCAGACGTGCTATTTCTACTTGTTTGCTGCGATACGGTTTGCCCGTCCATTGCCGAACAGATAACACAGCATTACCAGCCTGCACCTCCTTGATGCGCCTCTCCCATAGAGGGTAATTGGCGCGTATGGTGTGCAGCTTCGCTCCGTTTAGAAACTTCTCTTTGAAATGTGTTTCTTCCCCTGCTCGTTTGTGATTTGCAAGGAAGTGCTTTGACAATATTATTACGTATGTTTTCATAATTACTTTTTTATATTGGTACAATATTTGCTAAATACATGTTGGTAATATTGCCACAAAATTTAATTCTTTCAGTCATGACAAAGAATACCAAAAAAGATGATGGTTCCTATCGTAGAGCCGACAACGGTCGCTATTGTACCGAGGAGTACGCAAAGCGCCATCCGAAGACTACGATTCATGAGAACCGTTGAATGATGCGTATATCTCTTTCGTGAGATAGCCTATCAGATAGGCGTAGGCTTCTTCTGAATCTTCGGAAGGGCTTGCGCCTATTTCATCCATAATCCCGAAAGCTGCATGAAATATCTCATGCCCGAGCGTAGCATACTCTTGCGGTTTTTCCGGCACCTTCGGCATCCAAAGGAACCTACTGCCCTTTTCCCTGTTGAAATAATACCTTCCCGTGCTGTAATCATCTATGTCTTCAGTTATTGAATATGCAGACTGAAGAGAGATATTATAAGCTTCAGACATTTGGTTTACGAGGTAGTCCTTGTCTCCGAAGACGACTAATAGATCTCTCTTATACAGAGGAATGTTTATTACAAATGCTTTACTCATTACCATCCTCACTTTCCTTGTAACATTCACAATCTTTGTACGGGCACTCCTTAAATCTTTCATTGAGAAATGAAAAACACCATACCGTATCTATACCGTCGGAGCAATGGTAGATGGGGTGTGTGCAGTTCTTAGGAATGATTTTCTTAATTTCCTTTTCCATAAATCTCTTCTTGTACTGTTGACATAAATCCTATAAGTGTTAGAATTAACAGCGGAACGAATAATATCCTTGTAAGCATATCACAATGTGCCGGCCACCAAATATCCCACATTATGAAAGCAAATATGAGATATAATGACACAAAGGGGAGTACAATTCCGTAACTTATAAAAGACAATGTTTTTTTCATATCTCATTTATTTTCTTCGTGAAACTTACGTAACGCCTCTTTCACAACCTCGGCAGCTTCTTTCGCCAGATCTTTTGTACGGAAGTGGTTGTATTTCTTAACCATTTCTCTGTCAGAAAAGCAATCTTTGTATATCCTGTATTGAACCGTGAAAAGAGCATCTAAGTGATAATATCCCTCACCCTCTTTCGCTCTCCACCTAATCTCCTCTACTCGCTTCTCTTCTGCATTCCACCGCAGGCCTTGCTCTTTCATCTTGTCGAAGAGTAGTTGCTTTTCTTCTTCGGTGGCGTGGCGGAAACCATCAATACGCCAGCCGCTGTTTAGTGTCATCGATTGGTTATAATGCGAATTGAAAAACTCGCCATCGCTCTCACAATTCTTAAAGATGAGTAATATGTTCTCACCGCAGATAGAGTGCAAAATATCGCCATCATTAAAATATTTCTCAAAGACCACCATAGCACCCTTAATCACAGCCTTGCATCCCTCTGGAATGACTACGCTGTCTCCTTGTTTGAATTTTATCTCCATAAGCTGTTATTTTTAATTGATTTAGTAACTTACATAACCCTCGTCCATCTTTGATTGTAGCCCCTGTCGCCCATCCGCTGTATGGGAAAAACTTAACAATCTTTCCTTTGTGAGAAAATCTAAGTTCATTTTCTGAATGCTCAGAAACATCATATCCGAGAGCAGATATTTGCCGCTTGGCATATTCCATTCTAAGCGGTTCGAGTTTTATTTGTCGCTCAATATTTAATCTTGCCATTTTTTTTACATATTTGTTTATAAGTTCATAAAACTAAAAATGTGTTTAATAGTCTCTTTTTCATACGGCCAACAAATCAAACAAAGTCGGCGAGGAAACCTCCCTCTCTGCTTCCCGGAGGTAAGAAAGTCCGTCTTTCCAATAGTCATAGTTAAGTTCCGTTGAAAGACCTCTACGGCCGAGTTTCATGGCGCAATATGGAACGGTCTGTATACCACCGAATGGGTCAAACACCAAATCTCCCTTATTGGAATACCGTTCAATTAGGCGGTTAACAATGTCCAACTGCAAAGGACAGACGTGCATCTGTAGGTTCTTCTGCGACTGCCGCGAGTTGAGCGTTTTCATTCTTACTACATTGTCCCAAATGTAGTCCTTGTGGCTCACGGGGTCAACGGCCATGAAAGTCTTGGGGAGCTTATTGTAAGTCTCCAGTTCCTCCGCGAACGCCACGTGGTCTTCGTAGTTGTAGACGTGCTCTTTCGAGTAGTTCCGGAAGAACCTGCGTATCTGGTCGATTCCCATGCCTTTTACATCGTCGTATGACAGAAGTCTGTTGCCGCCGTCTTTCCAATCTGCATGTGCGTCTATCTGCCACCGTGCGAGGGAGTAGCTGCCATGTTTCTTCTTTGTTACCGGAATGTCGGCGTATGCCTTTGATGTGTCGGTAGGCAGCTTGCGGAACAGCAGCACGTATTCCGGACAACCGATGCCCATCTTCGAGCCGTCCTTGCACATCTCGGAATAGCCGAGGCGGTAGGTCTGGTTATTCTCCCGTACCACGTCCGTATCGACGGTGATACGTCCCATGTACCTAAAGCCATGTTTCAGATAGTGAAATACGCACATGTCGCTGAACGGGTCTATCGTTGGCATTCCGTCACCAGTGGCGTTGCCGAACAGCACACGGTCTTTTACATGAATGCAAGCTAAACGCCCGGGGCG